CCAGGCAACTAAACCTTTTCCAATTTCGTACCCTTAGATGTACCTAGGGTATTCGGATATTTTCGCTTCGGAAACATTTCATAACCCTGACGTTTATTAGCAGCTTTCCGCTGTTTTTCGACGCCAGTAGTATGCAAAGCGAACTTTCTGTGAAACTCCTTAACTCGATCCGTATAGTTTGAATCAGTACTAGTTTTTAGTGATTGTTTAACAATAACCTTATTAAGAGCTTCAAACTCTTCCTTATTCTTCCGGACTTCTTCGGTGTTGCTACCCGACACCAATTCATCGTTAACCGGTAAGGCATAAAAATTATCATTAGTCACTAAACCCGGCTTATGCTCCATCACTCTGAATACTAACGGTTTCAGATTTCCAAGACCATCGGGATGTTTGACGTTGTTGAGAATATGGATATAACTAGTTATCTCCATAGGTGTTATCCCTAACTGGACGGTGTAGTACTCCATCCATTCCCGAAAGGTGAGTTGGGGCCAGCTCGCCCACCCTTCTTCTAAACAACGACGCTGCCAGTAGGTTAAATCCTCCTTACCGCCAGTAACATACCTTGCACCATAATAGTCTTGTGCAACGCGTTTTAACGCTCCAGCATAAGCAACTGCTAATTCATTAACTGGGTCGAGAGTTAATAGTCCATTCGCTTTGTCCACCATAGCATTTCCAATTGGAATATTTTTAGGTGCCACCGTCAAATGCAACTTCGAGATAGTTCGATAGGGTGATTGAATGCTTCCCTTGCATCCAAACCACAAGTTGGGAAATTCACGTGACAAAAAGGAAACGGGATCACCTTTCTTACGTACTGCATATTCGTACGTTACTCCGAGCTGATTAGCCACCCAAGTTATCGCTTTTAAAGCCTCAGGTATTTGGCTATGGGGTGTACGACCATTAAGATCATCACCACACGCAGCCAGTAGCCGCTTCCAAGAATCATACTTGGAGAAGCCCTGCTTACGGAGCCGACAGTAATCAAAGAGACCCGACTTCTTTGTATTACCGCGGGTGGTATCCTCATTTCCAGATTGTGTTATTGTGCCTACCTCCCAACGCTCACCACTAGATGTTACCCCTACCGAATAAACCTCCCTCCGTCGTAGCTCCAAATATTCGTCAAGATAATCCGGATGCAATCCTTGACTTAAAGTCATAGTCTGAGTCTCGTTCTGGAACTCATCTTGTGAACCATCAAACCTAACACCATCCATCTCTATGATGGCATCCCCAGATTGTGCAGCATCAACATGTGCCTGCGCAATTTGCTCCGGGGATCTAGCCGGCATATACCACGGTAATTTCTTAGACACGGTATCACCGAACATTAAGGTGTATCTGGCCAATAACAAGCCATGATCAATAGGGTTGGTACAGATATTACGTGGATCATTAATCTTCACGTAACACTCTTTCTTCACAAATGACTTCACAATGAACAACTCAGACGCCCAAGCACCCATAGAGTGTAACATCTTCTGTATACGACCACGTTTTACTGGGTCAACACTCTTTTTCTTGACAACATATTCCAAGTCGTACGGAACTAACGAATGTTTGGTAACGCCGGACTCCTCAAACATAAGATCTATGAATTCTTGACGCCATTCATACATCTTGCCTGAGGTTGGGTTCTTGATATTACGAACCTTATCAACACGTCCGACTATTGCCGCACTATCATTAGACTTACACTTTCCTGGAACCAGTGACGGATCAGAAACCAAGGGTGCTGAAACATACCGACTAAGATCCTTACAATCTGAGTCACCAAATGGTGTTACTGCATCTTTCCCCTTAAATACACTTATATAGCTGGGCGCTGGTGCACCACAAACTATCCTTGATTCCGTCACCTCACCAAGCTCCAACAAGTAATCCTGAACTATACGTGACATATAATTTAATTCATCATTAGACAGGTGTAAGCAAGTTTTCTTAAGCAAATCACAAATAGCAGGAGCACTAGTATTTGTAATTCCCTTGCCAAAACTACTCCGCATTGCATAGAATCCAGCCTCAGTAAGATATGCACTAACAGCCGAACCAACGGGGGCTATCGAGACAAATCGTTTAACCTTCCCATTAACTCGCTCAGTGGCATATTGCATAGCAAAATTGGATTTCATGTAACACGGAACCCCAAGCTTCCAAAATTCAATCAATGGTTTCCAACAACGTCCTAAAAACCTACGACGTTGTAAGCGACTACCGGCAACTAAATTCCCGATTGGACTATATATTGTAGTCATAGGAGAAAAGAACACAACCAAATGATCATGTTCCAACTCCATCATATCAACATAATAGACACGAGAACCCCACCAGTAATCGAACACCATGACATCACTATTGTAAGCCCAGAGTTGATGTTTATATACTCCACCACCAGATACCTCTGTCACCAATTGATCATCACCATCTATGTAGTACGTTGCATCATTCGTTTGGCCAGCCAACCTACGGGGAGCATGTGTATAGAAAGCCATAGGCCTTCCATATTCTGCCCAACGCTTCGGACCAGATCCATAGTAATCAGCATCAATACACATGACGAAATGATGACCCAAAACAGCATCATTATGCTGCATGACAGCCGTATCCTTTGCCCAATGCCAGACGTGGTAGCCATCACCAGTTTCTTTCCTACCCATTGTTACGTGGTAAGGAACTAAACCTTGTTTTTGCGCATGTTCTTGAAGAGCTACCGTTACCTCATTCCTTTGCTTGGCAGCATCAGGATGAGAATGTGGTTTCTCTGTCCACACATGGTCACGCACTACGAAGTTTAAAGCTTCTTGGCGGTACCTATGTGGTTCAGCGCGCGCCAACAACTGTAGCCACCAACCCATCTTTTCAGGATCACTCCCTTGTCGTGCTACCCACCATCTAAAGATACGATATACACAGTACATCCCTAGACAGCGAATAGACACCTTCCACAAACCCCGCAACCAATCCTTCAATGTGAGACCCTGTCCGAGCCACTTCAAAAGTGCTCCCTTCAACTTTATCCAAGACAACATTCCCTGTGAAGCTTTGACAATGATCGACATTGTTGGTAGTATCGTTTACCTACTACTCAACAGATTGTGCAAGATTAACACGTATCGTGTGTTAAACGGGAT